CCAGGCGGACCTGGACAAATTCCACCTGGGCGGGACATACAGCATGGAAATTCGTGGTGCGGTTCAATTTGTGGGGCCAGTCGCGGGCATTTAATAATTTTTTAATCCCAGGAAAAAAGCCATGGAAAACCAGGTTGAATTGGAACAGGAACATTGCCCCCATTGCGGGCATTCGATGAAGGCATACAAGTACAAGGTTGCCCCCATTATGATTGCGGTCCTGATAAAGATGAAACGCGCCGCCATGGCCAAGGGTGGCGGGTATGTGGTGGATGTGATACGGGACATGGATGGCACACCAAACGAATTGAAAAAATGCGAATGGTCACAGCTTTCCAAAATGCGGTTCCATGGCCTGGTGGCAAAGCACCGTGAGAACGGGAAGCACAAAGCGGCGCATTGGATAATCACGGAACGCGCTGGAAAATTCCTACGCGGTGAGGTGGCAATCCCTGAATGGGTCAAAGTGTTCCACAACCAGGTGATTGAACATTCCCCGGACCTGGTGAATGTGGGCATGGTGTCCAGGTCCACACCCTACGTGCAAGCCCTGGCCACCCTGCAATGGGAAACCATGCACATGCAAGCCGGGCCGGATGGCCAATTCACTTTTGTCTAAAGGATGGAAAATGCCTGCAAAAGGTGGTGGCATCCTGAAATGCCGGGTGCATAATTTGACCAAGGGGGAAGCATACGGGCACCAGGGACTTTTTGCCGGAGTGCCCCAGCGGTTATTGACTGACCAGCTTTTAATCACCCATGATGTTGGCGAATTGATGATGATACGCAAGGGCCAGGTGCCCGCATTTACCTGCATGGCGAACAAGCCGAATGGCGGCACGGAAACTATGGCATTCTTTTGCTGGGAACCGTACAGCATCCACAAGGATTGCCTGGGGACCATATAGCATACCATTTGAAAGGAACATCATGGACCAACCGCCGCTTTGTTTGAATTGCGTACAGCCAATGATTGAAGTGGGGCCGATACGGCAAGACATAGTCAGAACACTGCACGAAAGTGGTGGCGGTTATGTGGACCGACCATATACCGTGAAACTATACCAATGCCCAGAATGTAAAGAGGTGAAGATACAATGAACCAGCCCAGAATTGAAACCATCCGCGCCCTGGGTGAGTACATCACAAAGGACAATCAGGCCCAAATCATTGCGGAAATTGTCAGCTTTTTGGAAGTGCAGGTGATGTTGAAGGAGCGCGGGTTCACACCCATGCGCACCTATTTCCCAGGACAGAACAAACCGCCAAAGCCTTGGGCATGCCCGGCGCACCTGGATGGTGATGGCGGCGTGGTCCAAATCAATCCAGACATTTTTTGACCAGGGAAAAGGCCATGAAGAACATGAATTGCGGGTGCATTTGGTATATACTGGCCGTGATAGCTGGCATTATAGCGGGCTTCACCCTATGATTGAACACATCAGTGCCGCACAGTACCGGGCAATGATTGCCGGAAAACAGAAACCACACCATTTTGCGAATGTCCAAAAGGGGTTCCACACCATTGGTGGCCAAAAGCACTATTTCCAGAGCAAATGGGAAGTGAATGTGGCGCACTGGCTGGAATGGATGAAATGCAACGGGACCATCCTGGGCTGGGCATACGAACCGAAATGCTTTTGGTTTGAGGGCATCCGGCGCGGGGTCACATCCTACACCCCGGACTTTCGCGTTGATGAAACCGATGGCACCCAGACATTCATTGAAGTGAAGGGGTACATGGACCCCAAGAGCCGCACCAAACTGAAACGGATGGCAAAGTATTTCCCGGATGTGAAGGTGGATGTGTTTGACACTGCGGTGTACAAGGGCATCAAAAACATGGCCGGATGCATACCTGGGTGGATTGAATGATTGACCAAACCATTGACCTGACATTGAAGCCGAAGTGCCCCGTGTGCCAGGGTGACAACATCACCAGGGAATTGTTGCCGGTCCAGGCCCCATGGCATTGCCAGGGATGCGGGTTTGAATGCCTGGATGTGGAAGCGTTTTTGAATTTAGTGGGGAAGGAAACCAATGCCGAAAGCCAAACCGAAAAAGGCCAAGCAAAAGCCCATTGAAAAGCCATTGATGTGTGCTATTTGCGCCATGGCCATTGGGAAGGATGATGAAAAGGAACGGTTGACCAAGACAAAGTGGGCACATGAAAGTTGCGTTGCAGTGGTGGAACAGGTGGAACGCATCACCACGGGTGCCAAGCAATTTGACCTGACCCAAAAGCAATTTCATTTTGCTTTACTGTACGCCACACACCCTGATTTTTTTGGCAATGGCACCCGGTCATACATCGAAGCATACGGTTTGAATTATATGTCCGTGACTGACCAGGCGGTGGCCGCCACATGTAGCTGGCGGTTGTTGAGAAATGTAAAGATAATCAAATGTGTGGCCGCTTTGACCAAGATTGACACCAATGTTGACTTTGTGGACACGGAATTGGGGTTCGTTTGTGCCCAGCGTGAGAACATGCCCGCCAAGGTCAGCGGCATGGCCTTGTACTACAAACGCCAGGGCTTGATTGTTGACCGTTCAAAGGTTGTCACCATGACCCATGAGGAAATGGTTGCCGAATTGCGCCAGCTACAACAGGGGGTTGAAAAATGATTGCCAAACAGTATGTGAAGCCGCACCAGGTCAAAAGCCGGGTGGTTGAAGATGCAGACATGCCCAGGGTCATTGAAGATGCCAAGGTGATGATGGAAATGTGCCATGAACCGATTGGCCTATATACCGGCGGCCAGGCGATTGCGCACCAGCAGGTGACACAGGATGACCCCCTGCGGTTCTTTGTCACCAAGGCCGGGGAAATTATCATCAACCCCACGATTGAACGGCACACCAGGACCCCAGTGGACAATGCGGAAGGTTGTTTGAGTTTCCCGGACAAGCGCACGGTGATTGTGCAACGGTTCCACAAGTGTGAAGTGATGTACACAACCCCATCCACCTGGGAAGGTCCAGAAACCAATGAAAAGCTGGCCGGTCCCAGGGCGTTCATATTCCAGCATGAAATTGACCATTTTGATTGCCTGTACATTTACGAGGTGACCAAATGATTGCATTCATTGCCGGGTTTATGATTGGGGCGGCGTGTGTGGTCCTGTTCCTGGTGGCGGCAATTGACCAGTGTTTGAAGTACCCGGCGGGCAAGTATGATTGAACGCCTGTTCAACCAATACTTTTGGATACAGAACAAAGACGGCAACCGGCAACAGTTCCGGCCCAATGCCGCCCAGTTGGTATTGAGGAAGCACCAGGAAGCCCACAACCGCATCCTGATGTTGAAGGCCCGCCAGCTTGGCATGACCACCCATGAAAAGATGGATGACCTGGATGTGGCCATGGTACAGCATGACAAACACATCCTGACCATTGCGGACAACCTGGACAATTCAGAGGCCATTTTCAAAAAAATCAAATATGCCTTTGACAATTTGCCGCCCCTGGTGCGGGAAACCATGGATGTGAAGTACAACAGCATCCGTGAATTGGAATTTGGTGCCACCCATTCCAGCATCAAAGTGGACACCAATGCCCGGTCCGGCACATTCCAGCGGGTCCATGTATCGGAATATGCCTTTTTCCGCCCGGACATGGTGGCGGACTTTTTGGAAGGTACATTCCCAGCCATCCCGACCAATGGGTACCTGATAATTGAAAGCACGGCCAATGGGTTCAATCACTTTTCAGAATTGTGGAGTGATGCCGTTGCCGGGAAGAACGAATTTTGGCCGGTGTTCATCAATTGGACCATTGCCCAGGAATACAGCCTGGACCTGGCACCCGGCCAGGATGTGCTGGGTGAGTATGCCGAAATTGCCAGGGCGTTTGAATTGTACCCAGACCCCATTGGCCAGTTTGGCATCACCATGGGGCAATTGAATTGGTACATGCAGAAGGCCCGCATACTGCGCCACAAGGTCAAACAGGAATACCCCTTTGATGCCATGGAATGCTTTTTGGCCACCGGGCATTTTGTGTTCAATCAATCCAGGGTGAAGGCCATACGGCCCCAGGTGCCAGTCAAAATGATGAATGGGGTGAAAATCTATATTGATGTTGACCCGGCCCATGAATATGTTGTGGGGGCGGATACGGCAGAGGGCGTGGAAAAAGATGCCAACACATTGAAAGTGTATGATAAAAACACCAAGGATTTTGTGGCCGCGTTCCGGGATGACACCATACGCCCGGACCAATTGGGTATATTGGCAATTGAGGTGGCCAGGTATTTCAATGATGCCCTGATAATCCCGGAACGGAACAACACCGGACTGACCACCGTTTTGACCATCCACAATGCCGGGTACAAAAACCTATTCCTGGAAGTGACCGTGGACAAGCAAAAGCAGACCGAAAAGGAAACCATGGGCTGGCGTACCACCGCCACCAACCGGGACCTATTGATTGATGAATTTAACAGAATGTTTGATGATGGCGAATTGGGGATATTTGACCCGGAAACGATAAAGGAAATGCAGACATTCATCAAAAAGCCCAATGGCAAGCGGGAACATGAAAACGGGTTCCATGATGACCTTTTGTTTGCCGCGTTCCTATGCATCCAGGGTGCCAAGGTGGTCCACAAACGCGCCAAGGCGTACACCACCAAGGCGATTTGATGAACATGTTTTGTGCTATAATTTGGGCGGATAAAATCACAGATGGAAGGGTTGACAATGGAAAAAGTATTCCCATACCCAAATGAAGCGGAACGCCTGGCCAGGTATGCCAGAAACGCCAAATTGCTGGAAGGTTCCCATTTTGAAGTGCTGGCCCTGGGGACAACCAAGCGGGCATTGGATGCCAGGATGAAGTACATCATGGTGAATTTCAATTCCCTGGTGGCCAATGTCAGCGCGGACATGCTATTTGGTGAGGAAGTGCAATTGAAGGCCGATAAAAACCAGGAATTTATTGAAAACCTATACCACCGCAACAAACTGAAAACCCAGTTTTTTGAAAGTGCGGTCAGCAATGCCGCCCTGGGTGACAGCGTTTTCAAGGTCCGGGTGGTGGACAATGAAATTGTGGTGGATGACACCAACCCCGCCATATATTTCCCGGTCCTGGATGTACTGAATGCCCGACAACACCCCAAAAAGGAAGTGTTTGCATGGACTGAAATGCAAGATGATGGTGCGGGCAAGGTGGCCACATTCCTGGTGGTGGAAACCCATGAAGCACCCAAGGTGACCACCCAGGTATTTGAATTGACAGGTGACCACAAGGCCGGGACCTGGACCATTGGCCAGGAAATTGGTGTGGATGCCTACAATGCCACATATTCCAAAGCCTATGCCGCGGAAATAAACACCGGCATCAGCCACAACATGATTGTCCACACCCCGAATTACCGGCCCAGGGGGAATGCCCACTATTTTGGAACATCAGACTTTTTGAACCTGGAAAGCCTACAGCGGGCATTGAACAACCGCATGACCATGATTGACCAAATCCTGGACAAACACAGTGACCCCATCCTGGCCGTGCCGGAAGGTGTCCTGGATGAACAGGGCCAGGTGCGCAAAGAAGCCCTGGGCATGATTGAAATGTCCAGCGATGGTGGCGGAAAGCCTGAATACATCGTCTGGAATGCCAACCTGGACAGCGCATTCAAACAGATTGATAAAATTGTGGAGTTTATGTTCCTGACCAGCGAAACCAACACGGATGTGTTTGGCATGGGGTCCGGCCAGGCCGAAACGGGCCGGGCATTGAAAATGCGGCTATTGCGTACCATTGCTAAGCGCAACCGCAAACGGTTGTACTATGACCAGAGCATCAAAGAAGTGTGTGAAATTTCCCAGGAATTGAGCAAGGCCAATGGGTACACTTGCGGCGGCATCCGGGTGACCGATGTGGAACGCATCCAGACCGTGTGGAGTGATGGCATTGTGGATGACGCGGTGGAAAGTGTGGACATGGTGGTGAAGCAGGTGGAAAGCGGCATCATGTCAAAGAAAACAGCCGTGCAGACATTGCAGGGTACCACAGAGGAACAGGCGGAAGATGAATTGGAAGATATTGATGGTGACCAGGCCACCTTTGACGGGACATTCCCCACCCCGCCAGCGGGCCAGTAAAAGGTACATGAATGGCCATTGAACCATTTGAACCAAGGGTTGAAGTGACCGTGGACAAAGTGCGGGCAATCTATGCGCAAGCAAGTGCCCGCATTGCGCGTGTTCTGCGCACTGGCATCACGGATGCCCGCCGGGACCAGTTGACCATAATTCAGAAGCAGGTGGATGCCATCCTGGCAGAGATAAACGCCAAGGCGGTGCCCGTGATAACGGCAGAAGCGGCTTACCATTACCGCGTGGGTGCCAAGCTGGCATTTGATGCCATCAACACCGGCAAAGCGGGCTTTGGCATGCTACAGATTGACCAGGAAGCCATCCAGGCAAGTTTGGATGACATATTTTTGCGGTTTGGTGATGGCATGGACAGCATGAAGCGGTCAACCGGCAGGGTGTTTGATGAAGCCCGGAAGATACGGTTGCAGGGTTTGTTTGCAGATGGCCGCATCACCGCCGCGACCCGCCAGCGTATCAGTGGCCGCATCCAGGAATTGTTGAAGGATGAAACCCTGGGCATGACAGACCGGGGCGGGAACACCTGGACAATTGAACGGTACGCCGAAATGTTGACCAGGACCAAAATGGTGGAAACCACCAACCGTGGATTGTCAAACCGTATGCTTTCCCAGGGCTTTGATTTGGTCCAGGTGAGCGACCACAACAGCGACCACCAGGGGTGTGCAGACTGGGAAGGCCGCATTTTGTCTATCACCGGGGACACACCAGGCTATCCCACGGTGGATGATGCCAAGGCCGGGGGACTTTTACACCCAAATTGCAAACACCGCTTGTTGCCGTATCACCCGGATATTGCCAACATGCAACCGTAAACAGATTTACTTGCAACCGAGTTGCGAATGTATTACACTTGCGCCAGTTCCGTGGGCATACCACGATAAAAAATGAAAGGGACACCATGCCAGATGACAAACAGCCCCAGACCCCGCCCCCAGCAGGTCAGACACCACCCCCGGCCCCATCCGCCGACAAAAAGGATGACAAGGGAGATGCACAGACCCCGCCCCCAGCCCAGGACAGCGATGACCTGACCCCAGAGCAATGGGAAAAGGCATTCAAATCCAAACGGTTCAAAGAATTGAACGAGGCCGCCAAAAAGGCCGCCAAATTGGAAGCGGATGCCAAAGCCAAAGAGGAAGCCGCGCTGGCCGAACAGGGCAAGTGGAAGGAGTTGGCGGAGAAACGGGAAGCCGAATTGACCCAGGAACGGGAAGGCCGGATGAAAACAACCAAGGAAATTGGCCTATTGAAAGAAGCCAGCGGCCTTGGGATTGTGGACAGCAAGGTTGCCCTGGCCCTGATTGATTGGTCAAAGGTTGAAGTGGATGAACAGGGCGTGGTGACTAACGGCAAAGCAATTTTGGAAAGCCTGGTGGCAGAGCATCCCATCCTGGTGGGCAAAACCACACCCCCGGCGAACATTGGCGCGGGTAAATCACCCGCGGACAAGAGTGCGCCAAACGGGAAAAAGATGTGGAAGTGGTCAGAGATACGGACCACCAGCAAAAACCAGGCAGAGTATGAGAAGAACAAAGAAGAATTTGACCTGGCCCGCAAAGAAGGCCGCGTGGATTATTCCCAGTAACAACCAACCAATTTTTTGAAAGCAATGTAACATGGCAGACTATTCAGCAATCGGAGCCGCCGAGCTGGCAAATTTCATTCCCGCAATCACCGTTGACAGCGCAAACCAAAGCCTGGGATACCTGGGCAAGTATCTTTCCATGGCCAAAAATGTCCGCAAGGATTTTGGCACCGCATTCGCCACCCGTGGCGATGTTCTGACCGTTCCCAAGCGTGGCGCGCTTTCCGTGAACAACAAAACCGCCAAATTCAATGTCACCGTCCAGGCCCCCAGTGATGATGCAGTCACCGTGACCCTGAACAAGCACAAGGAAGTGACATTCATCATTGAAGATGTGGCGAAAGCCATGGCCATCCCCGGCACCATGGAAGGGTATGCCCGTGATGCCGCCATGGTACTGGCCGAAGCCATCGAACAGGACCTTGTGGACCTGTACGCATCTGCTGGCACCACCCTGGCCATTGGCACCTATTCCGCGGACTGGGTCAAAGCCCTGACCGCCGCCCGCCGCGCCCTTGTATCAAACAAGGTCAACAAGCTGGCCCCCGTGTTCGCACAGCTTGACCCGTATGCCTATGAAGCCCTTTTGAACAACACCAACCTGACCAATGCCTATGCCAAGGGTGACAAATCCGCAATCGAAGCCGGACTTGCCAACATGGTACGCGGCATCCAGGTTGATGAAAGCCAGATTGTTGGCATTGATGCCACCACCAGCCCGGACACCTATTATGACCTGGTTTATGGACCTGATGCCATTGCCCTTTGCATGCGCCCCCTTTCGGACGCTGGCAACGGCCTTGGTGCCCAGCAGACCACGGTACTGGACGAGCGCACCGGCCTGGCCCTGCGTTCCACCGTTTCCTATGATGCCATGAAACTGGCCGTTCAGGTCACCCTGGATTGCCTGTACGGTGTGGCCATCATCCGCCCGGAACATGTCGTTGCAATTTCCCATGAATTGGGCGGCAACACCTAATCAAAGCCAATTCCTATGAATGGTGGGGCCGGTTCGTTAAAGCGGGCCGGCCCCTTTTTTTATAGCCCATGAGGCAGAAAGGACCAAAGCATGTTCATTGTCAATCCGTCCGGGGTCACCGTTGGCGTGTCAGAGGAAATGGCGGCAGAGTTATTGAAAAAACCAGGGTTCCGCCTGGCAACAGAAGCGGAAGCGGAAGCCATCAAACCAGTACCCGCCCAGGTGCCAGCCACCGGGGTTTCCGTGTACCACATTGGGCACAATTCAGAGTTTGACGGATACGGGGAAAGCACGGACGGCCTGTTCGAGGGATTGCGCAAGGCCGGGATTGGATTGACTAAGGACAAGAAATTGCCGTGCGCGTTTGTATACGGCATCCCGGACATTGTGGCGCATTGCAACCCAGATGCCAGGGTCCTGATGTTGTCCATGTTTGAAAGCACCAGCATCCCCGCGGATTGGGTGCAGTATTTGCGCAAGGCGTGGAAGGTCCTGGTGCCATCAAAATTTTGCCAAACCGCATTTACCACCCGTGGCATCCGTTCCGAAGTGGTGCCGATTGGGTACAATGAAGCGGTGTACACCCCCATTGACCGCCCAGAACGGCCCGTGTTCACCTTTTTACATTACAATGCGTTCAACATCCGCAAGGGCTTTGACCTGGTGTTCAATGCGTTCCGGGAAGTGTTTGGCGATGACCCCAAGGTGCGCCTGGTGTTGAAAACCGTGCGCAATGAATTGCCATTCCCCATTTTGAAAAGTGAGTACCCCAACATTGATGTGGTCAAAGGGGCATACAGCCAAAAGGAAATGCGCCAATTGATGGGTGAATGTGATTGCCTGGTGTTCCCGTCCAGGGGTGAGGGCATAGGATTGCCACCGCTGGAATGCATGGCCACCGGGATGCCCGTGATTGTCACCAATGGGTCCGGGATGGCCGAGTATGCGGACCCCAGGTATTTCCACCTGGTGGATGTGGAAGGGTTGACGGCATCACTGTACAAAAAATTTGACACCGCCGATGTGGGCCAGTTCGTGGAACCATCATTTGACAGCCTGAAAGAGCAAATGCGCCGGGTGTATGAACACCAGGATGAAGCCCGCGCCATGGCCCAGAAGGGTGCCAAATATGTGGCCAAGCATTTCAGCATGGCCGAAACGGTCAAACAGGTTGCCCGCCACATCAATGACCTGGTGGAAATGGACCTGCATGTGGACAACCTGGTGGACAAGTTGAAAACCGCACTACAGGTCAACCCATACAACCAGGAAGATGGCGGTGTTGGACTAGCGGGGGCATTTGAGGCACTACAATTCGTTTTGACAGGGCCGGTGCCTGAAACGGTCCAGGTGCCCATGCAAGGGGTGAAAGCCCCGGCAGAGCCACCACGGAAGCCGGGGCGGCCACCCAGGGCAGAAACCAAAGTGGCGGACCAGTCAAAAAGGGTGGACAAACAATTTGGAAGCAAAAAACCCATCAAAAAGAAGGGGTGAACCATGTACCATTCCCAGTTTGGTGAGGACAGGTTCATCTGCGAACACATGAAGCCGCCCCGCATCGGTATCTTTGTGGATGTTGGTGCCGGTGACCCGGAAACCATCAACAACACCATGCATTTTGAACAAAAGGGCTGGGTTGGACTTTGCATTGATGCGGACCTGGCACAGTGCCGGGAATTACAGGACAAGCGGCGGCATGTACTGCGGTCAGCCATTGCCAAGCGGGAAAAGATGATGACATTTTACAAAAACGCGGCCAGCCCTGACCTGACCACCGGGGTGAAGCGGCCCCTGGACCTGGCATTCAACAAATCGGAAAAGGTCCTGGCCGTGCCCCTGGAAATGGCCCTGGATTTGTACGGCATCCGGCAGATTGACCTGCTTTCAATTGATGTTGAAGGCATGGAATTGGAAGTGCTGGAAAGTTTTGATTGGGATGAACACATGCCCGGCATCATCATTGTGGAATACCTGACCCTGGGGTTGCCATCGAAGGAAAAAGAATTGCGGGAATTTTTTGCCACCCGGCCATACTACCTGGCCCACAAAACGGAAGCCAACCTGATATTTCAGTACAAGGGGGAATTGGTATGCCCATGCCCAGCGGAGTGAAAGCGCGTATTGTCAGCGTGAAGCCGGACCACAAGGTGAGCAAGGCGGGCATCCGCGTGAAGGTCCTGGTGGATGGCCAGGAACGCACCAAGGATTTTTTGGTCAACATGGTGGGCAACACCATCAATTTCAATACATTCAAGGTGGAATTGGAAAAGAGCGTGAAAGTGGACCTGGACCGGGAAGCCCTGGAAAGGGCCAGCCTGGTGGAATTGAACGCCAGGATTGACCAGGAATTTGAATTGTTTGACTATTTGCCACCATCCCAGAGGAAAAAAAAGAGGGGCAAAGTTTGATATAATGGGCACGGAGAAAATACCATCAAGAGGTGAATGAAATGACCATACGCCGTGGATATGTTACCGCCGCCGAAGCCACCACCTATGCCGGGTCAACCGTGTCAGAAGCCGTGGTGGACATGGCAGAGGAAATGATTGATGCCTGGGTCAAATTCCAGGTGAAACACATTTCATTGACCTGGATGGGCAAGGCAGACAGCGCGACCAGCACCAGCATCACGGATGCAACCACATCCGCGCTTTCCGGGTATGCCATTGATGCGTTCATTGGGTGTGAGGTGGAAATAATTGGCGGGGTAGGCAAGGGCCAGGTGCGCCGCATCACGGCCTACAGCCCCACGGACCACAAAATCACCGTGGCCGATGCATTCAGCCCCACCCCGGACAGTACCAGTGTGTATGCCATTCGCCAGCTTGCCAAATTCCCCAGGGAACAGGATGCCAATTTCTATATTGACCGTTGGTATATTGCCATACCGGAAGCGGTGAAGCGGGCAACCCTGGCCCAGTGCAAATACATCCTTTCCAAAGGGGTGGATTTTTTCATGGGTGGCAGTGACTACCAAAGCGAAAGCATTGGCGGTGATTATTCCTATACCATGAAGCCTGGGGCAGAACGCGACATGTGCCCGGAAGCCCGCGTATTGCTCAAAAACATCCGAAACATTAAAGGGACCATGTTGACATGAAACACCTTTTGCGCACACCCGTGACCACCTACACCACCCAAACCCTGGATGATTATGGCCGCAAGACCTGGACCGGGGCGGTGGTTGTCAATGGCAGGTTCCGCGCCACCAACAAAATGGTGATGAATGAACAGGGGGAATTGACCCCCATTGATGGCACCTGCATTGTGGATGAATTGGCCACCAATGTGGATGTGGGCCGCAAGGTGACCATTGGCGGGGTGGATTATCGCATCATCAAACACACGGATGCCCTGGGCGATGTGGCGCAATTGCACCACACCAGCCTGGCACTTATACGGTGGAAATAGCATGGCAGAATTTGTGAAGGTTGTGGATGATTTGAAAAAGATGATGAGCGCACCAGGCGGCCCGGTTGCCCTGGGGTTGCAAGTGGTTGGTGATGAATTATTGCGTTTGTCCAGCTTTGAAGTGCCCCATGACAAGGGCATGTTGCAAGCGTCTGGGGTGTCAGAATTGAAAGCCCCGGATTGGGTCCAGGTTGGCTACCATACCGAGTATGCCGCCAAGGTCCATGAAGGCACCACCCTGAATTTCCAGAAGGGCCGCAAGGCCAAGTATTTGCAAGACCCGTTCCTGGCCAATTTCCCCCTGTTCCAGAAGTACCTGGCCAATGAATTGAGAAAGGCATTTCAATGAATATCATCAAAGATATTGGGGAATACCTGGAAGCCCAGGGTGTTGGAACCGTTGGCACCAACATCTTTTTGTCAGGCATGCCGGATGATGCGCCCGCGGACTGCATTGCCATCCGTGAAACGGGCGGAGTGACCCCGGATGCATACATCCCCACAGCGGAACCAACCATCCAGGTGATGGTCCGGGCATCAGCGTATGCCACCGGCGCGGCCAAGGTTGACAGCGTGGTGTCCAAGCTACACCAAAAGGCCAATGCCACATTGATGGTGGGCGGGTACTATTTCAGGTTCATCCTTTTGCTGGGTGAACCGGGGCACCTGGGCCGGGATGAACAGGGCAGTGAAATGTTTGTGGCAAATTTCAGGGCAAAGGTGAACCGATGATTGAACATGATGGCCAGACATACCGGGAATACCGATGCACGGGCATCAAGCGGGACGGGAACGCATGCCGGGTACTATTGGCAGAGGAAAACATCCTGGTGGGCACAGTGCGTATCAAGTGCTACAGGTGCAACACTATGAATGAAATTTCATTCAAGAGCGCAAAAGGCGTACTAGCCGCGCAAACGGGTGAAATTCAGAATATATTTAGTTCTAAAAAAGGAACAACGAATGGCCAGTAGCGTGACGAATGTGAAAATTGGCGTTTGTAGCGTGACTTTCAAAGGTACTGACCTTGGATACACCAAGGGCGGGGCCGTGGTCACCTATGAACCAGACCTGCATGAAGTGACCGTGGACCGCTTTGGTTCCACCCCCCTGGACAAGGTCCTGATTGGTGAACGGTTGAAGGTGAAGGTTGCCCTGGCCGAATGGGCCATTGCCACCCTGCAAGCCCTGATACCGTCAGCATCCAGCGGAACGACCAAGACCACCCTGGGCGGCCTGGTTGGTGACCGCATGAACACCGCCGCCGGGCTTTTGGTTCTGCATCCCGTGGCAAACGCCGTGGGCACCCGCACAGAGGATGTGGTCCTGTATAAAGCCATTGCCACCAGCCCCGTGGAAATGAAGTTCATGGTGGATGATGAACGCGTGTATGAAGTGGAGTTTGAAGCCCTGATTGATGAAAGCAAAGCCGATGGCGCACAGCTTGGCCTGATTGGTGACAGCGCGGGCGCGTAGCATTTACCCATTAAAAGAGGCACTATGATGCCCGTGAAAAAGACAGTTGAAACCATCGAAGTGAACGGCAAGCAATATGACATTTCAAAGATGCCCCTGGGCCGCTTTGCGGACTTTCTGGCGGCCCTGGGTGACTTGCCAACCGTGATATTCAACGGAACAGATGACAAAGATTTTGCAACCAGCCTGGTGAAAAGCATGGCCACCCATGCCAACAGCATTTTGAACCTGGTTAGCATTGCCAGCGGCATCACCCTTGGCACCCTGCGGGATGATTGCGGCATTGATGACCTGGTACGCATCATCAAAGCCATCCTGGCGGTCAACAACATTGAATATCTAAAAAAAGAGTTGGCCCCAATGTTCAAAAAGGTGCAAAGCCCGGCACCGGCCAGCGGAACAGCGGCGGCACCAGGAAAAGCCAATGGGTTGAAAGGATAATTGACCGGCTGGCGAATGCATACGGCTGGGGCAAGCAACAGATTTTGAATGAGGTGTACCCGGATGAAGCATTTGTATACAGCGACCTGATAACGGAACGGGAAGTGCGGGGGTATTTGATGCAAGCCACCATTGCCCAAAACCCGCACAGCAAGTCACCAAAGGACCTGTTTGAAGATTTGGACCAAATACTGCGGCAGTTTGATGACAGGGAAGTGGAAATTGACCGGGAAGGGTTGCAGGGATTGAAGCAAAAATTGGCCACACTAGGCGGAAAGGTCAAGGCAAAATGATATGGCACTAACCATTGGCGATGTGGTTGCAAACATCAAGGCGGACATGTCCAATTTCAACAAGGGCATGGCCGATGCAAAGGAAAGCACCAATGATTTTGGTGACAATGTCAAAAGGGTTGCCGGGGTTGTAGGGACCGCCCTGGCCGCCATTGGCATTGCCAAATTTGCCAAGGAAAGCCTGACCATGGCCGGGAATTTTGAGCAATCCCAGGTGGCGTTCACCACCATGCTGGGCAGTGCCGAAAAAGCCAATGACCTTTTGAAAGACATTACCAAATTCGCCGCCAAAACACCCTTTGAATTGCCGGGCATCATCACTGCATCAAAACAGCTTTTGGCATACGGGTTTGCCCAGGAAAGCATCATCCCCGCCATGACCCAATTGGGTGACCTGGCCAGCGGCCTTGGTGTGCCCATTGACCAGCTTGTTGGTGCCTTTGGCAAGGTGAAGGTGGCCGGGCAGTTGACCGGGGAAACCCTGATGCAGTTCACCAATGCCGGGGTGCCCATGATGCAAGCCCTGGCAGATACCATGGGCGTGTCCGTGGACAAGGTGAAGGACCTGGTGAGCAAGGGCAAAGTGGGGTTCCCCCAGGTGCAGAAGGCCATGGAAGCGATGACCGGGGAAGGTTCACAGTTTGGCGGCATGATGGAAAAGCAAAGCCAGACATTCCTGGGTGCCATGTCGAACATCAAAGACGGTTTTGGCCAGATTATGACCCAGGTGGGTACCGCCATGTTGCCCGTGGCCAAGGAATTTGCCGCCTGGTTGAATGAAAAGGTGTTGCCCGCCATCAAAGACCTGGTGCCCGCATTCACTGATTTGATAACCAAGGGCATCGACAAAGCCAAATCAGCATTTTCCACATTCAATGAAGTGGTGGTGCCTATTATTTCAGACCTGGTGGGCTGGATAGTGAACGAGGCATTGCCAAAATTCAAAAACCTGGCAGATGCCGTGGCGGAATTTTACAACAAATATCTGGCGGACCTGATTGGGTTCATTGTCAAAGATGTGTTGCCGGTCCTGGGTGACCTGGTGGTGCTGGGGTTCAATGCCCTGAAAGATGCCATTGGTTTTGTCCTGGATACCGCAACCGCCGTTTTGCAATTCCTGAATGACAACAAGGCCGCGGTTGAATTGTTGACCGGCGTGATTGGTGGCCTGGTTGCCATTTGGGCGATATTGAACGGCGTGATGTTTGCCCAGGCGGCATGGGCGGCGGTGGTGACATTCTTTTCCGTGACCTTGCCCGCTATCCTGACCGCGGCCCACATCCCCCTGATGGCCTTGTCCACCACCTGGATGGCCCTGGCGGTTCCCATTGCCCTGGTGGTGACCTTTGGCGCGGTGATGGAAGCAATCAAAAAGGTCCAGGAATTGATGCGCAATGTGAATGCCCTGCAAGGCAACATTGACAGCATGAATGAACAGATTGGAATGATTGATGAACGAATTGCCAAGGCAAAGGAAGCCGGTGACCTGGAAAAAGTGCAGGATTTGAATGTATTGAAAGCCCAGACCCAGCAAGCCCAGGCGGAAGCGGAAGCCGCCAAAAACCCTGGGGGGATTGCTGGGATGTTCGCCAACATGTTTGGGCACAATGCCAATGGTGTGCGCAATTGGATGGGTGGATTGTCCTGGGTTGGTGAAACCGGCCCGGAATTGGTGAATTTGCCCAGGGGTTCCGATGTGTACAGCAACCGGGAAAGCAAAGCGATGGTGACCGGCGGCGGGGTGAACCAGCAAATTGACATTGCCATCCAGAATGTGAATAGTGCGGTTGACCTGCAAAGCATAGGGCGGGAATTTGGTTTCCGGGTTGGCCTGGTGCCCGGTTTAGCAAGGGGAAATTGACATGCAGATTATTGCCAGCCGCGGGTCCGATACTTTCACCTTTGATGACCTGGTCAGCGGGGTTGTGATACAGCGGTATGAAGGGTTTGAATACCCCAGCATCCGCCCGGTCATTGATGATTTTGCCGCCTTTGATGGCGCACAATTCATTGACAGCAAATTTGGCCGCCGGGTCATTTCCTGGTCCGGGATATTCCTGGGCCTGGACAATACCGCCATGTGGGCCTTGCGCCGTGCCTTTCTCAAGGTCATTGGCCAGGGTTCCCTGGTGCGTTTGAAATTCACCACCTATGATGGGTTGCCCTTGCAGGTGGATGGCATTGTCACCCGGTTCATTGCCCCCTATTCCATGGGCGTGAATGCATACATGGTGGAAATGACATGCCCGGATTGGCGTTTGTCCGGCCAGGACCTTTTGACCGTGAACACCAGCACCACCAATTTCATGGGTGGGGAAACCATCCCGGCCACCGTGCCATCCACCCTGGCCATTGGTGCCACCGTGGTCACCAGCGCGACCAACAGCGGCAATGAACGGTCCACCCCTGTTTTCAAAGTATACGGACCAGGCACCAATTTCACGGTCCAGAATGCAGATACCGGGGAAATGTTTTTGCTTTCCACCACACTGCAAGCCGGTGAATGGATTGAAGTGGATGTGGCCGCCCGCACGGTGAAGCTGGCCGGGTCCCAGAATGTGTTTTCCGTGTTTTCAGGTGACTGGGTTGAATTTGTACCAGGCAACAACACCCTGATTTTCAATGCCCAGACCGGCGGGGATACGGGCACCAATTTGGTGGTTTCATACCGTGATGCATACCGGGGGATATAATGGCAGACTATCACATCATCATTGCCGATGAAAACGGCGTGGCCCTTGGTGAATTGAGCCACCACAAGGGCTTGCAATGCGGTTCCGTGTTGAATGGGTACGGCCAATGCACCTTTGGGGTCCCAGTGACAGACACCAAGCTGGCATCTTTGACCGCGTTGCGCCGGTATCAGACCCAGGTGTGGCGTGATGGGAAAAAGATTTGGGCCGGTGAACAGGCGTTCCGGCGCGGTGGCCTGGTGAAAGACAGCACCAACCTGGTCAACATCATCAGTTTTGAATGGTTTGAACAGTTGTCAGCCAGGTATACTGGGGCCGTGCGCACCTTTGCCGCAACCGATGCCGGGACCATTGCCGCCACATTGATTGCCGAAAGCCAGGCATTGACCAATGGTGACCTGGGCATCACCGAGGGGACCATTGTGGCATCAAAGCCAAGGGACCGCACCTATAAAAACCAGAACATCATGGATGCCATTGTGAATTTGTCCAAAGTGGCCAGTGGTTTTGATTTTGAGATAACCCCGGACAAGGTTTTCAATGTGTATTTCCCCAAGGGCACGGACCGTTCATTGACGGACGGTATATTTGAATATGGCGTGAATGTGGGGGAAGTGCCCACGATTGTGGAAGATTTTGCCCAACCCTGCAATGAAGCCCTGGTATTGTCAACCGGGTACGGGTCCGGGGATTTGCGCCGGTCAGTGGTGGACAGCACCAGCCAGGCCATCATCAAATTACGCCAACAGGCCATTGCCCTACAAGATGTGACCGTGGCAGATACAATGGATGATTATGGCAACGATTTGACCAGGCGGCAGAAGCAACCCCTGGTTTCCCTGGAATTTGTCCAGGTACCCGGCACGGAACCAACCTTTGGTTCAATTGACCTGGGTGACACCGTACAAATCAGGGTCAGGCATGGAATATACAACATTGTCAATGCGTTCCGGGTTTACGGGTGGGACTTGTCATTGGACCAGGATGGCCGTGAAAGCGTCAAATATACGGTTGGCCTGCAATAATTGCCAGCCGTTTTTTTTGGTATAATGAGTGCGGCGAATAATCCATGAAAGGGAAAACAAATGGCAATATATGTTGCAGTCAAAGATGGCATGACCAACCACGGCGAAGGCCAGCACCTTGTCTGGGCCAGGGACCTGCTAGTGGGTGCCGGGATTGTGGACATTGCCACCGGGTTCAAAGTCACCCAGAACGCCAGCCCTGACATGAATGTGTTGATTGCCGCGGGTGTTGCGTATGTTCCCAATGACAGCTTCACCGCCTATTCAGGGGAACCAAAATTTTGGCCGGTACTATGTGATGCCGCGGAAACCCTGGCGATTGCATCCAACCCCAGTGGTTCAACCAGGCTGGACCTGGTGGCCATCAAATGTGATGACGGGATTGCCGCGGACGCGAATGCCAGCAACATTGCCACCATTGTGCGCGTTGCCGGTACGCCTGGCGCGGGTGCCCCTACCCTACCCGCCAACCACCTTTTGCTTGCCACCATCACCGTGGCATCAGGTGCCACATCAATTGTGAATGCCAACATTGCAGACGGCAGAATTGCCACCGGGGTTTCCCTGGTGAAGCTGGCCAATGACAGCTATATCCAGGCATTGACCGCCGCGGGGGTGTTTGCGGACCTTTTGAAACTGAATGCATCCGGCCAGGCAGAGATTGGCCCGGACCTGAAATTGGGCGGAAGCGTGATTGGATGGGATGGTTGGCAAAAGGCAAACGAGGTGTGGACCTATGCATCAGCATCCACATTCACCGTTCCAGGTGACCAGACGGCAAAATATACATGCGGTACCCGGTTGAAATTTGTGCAAACCACCACCAAATACGCCGTGGTGCTTTCATCAAGTTATGGCGCACCAAACACAACCGTGACCATCATGGTGAACACGGATTACACCATAGCCAATGCGGCAATCACCTTGCCATATATTTCATATATGGACCCGCCGGATTTTCCGTCTTATTTCAATTTCAACAGCAACCCGCAAGGGTTTACTGGGGAATTTGTATACAACATTGCAAATATCAGCATTTCACAAAAAGGTGTGGTGTTGATATATGTCAGAGTGCAAGGGTCAAGTAATGCAACCACACTATCAATGACAGCCCCCGTGACAATAGCGGATATAGATAGCCGGTCATTTGGGAATATGTGTACCGTTTGCGATGGTGGCACATGGCAAGCATCACCGGGGAAACTAGCGATTGCGGCCAATTCCAACACAATCAATGCGTACACAACGGCACATACAGCAGGGTGGACAAATTCCGGCACAAAATCAATTTTTGGGACATTGCTTATTCAGATATAGGGATGACACCATGAAACGGGACAGCATGGGAACCATTGACAAGTGGGTGAATTTCATACGCAACAACATTGCCCTGTTCCTGATTGTCACCGGCATCATTGGAACCATTGCCATCAAGCAATTTGATATTATCAGCCGCATGGGCCGGGTGGAAGCCGCCCAGGAAAACAACCCCAACACGGAAGTGCTGGAATACAGGTTGAAAACCATTGAAAGCAAGGTGGACACCAAGGCGGACCAAGCACAGTTGGATGACATGAATGCGGCCATGGATAGAATTGATGCCAATATCACCAAGGCATTGGACCTTTTAATTGCCCACATGACCGAAGAAAATAATTGAAAGGGCCGCCATGGCCATCCTGGATGTTCCCTATTCATCACAATGGACCCTTTCCAGCCAGGCCAGCGTCAATGACTGCGGGGCCGCATGCATCCACATGGCCCTGGAATACCTGGCCAATACGGATGTGGCCATTGATAGCATGACCGCCTGGATTGGTACCCATGGTGTGGTTTCGTTTCCCAGACTTGCCCAGGCGTGTGAACACTACGGCATTGCCGTGGACCGCCAGCGGTTCTGGACCATCGAAGCATTGAAAGCGGCCATTGATGAACGCAAGCCAGTCATTTGTTGTGTGCAGTACGGGAAAATCCCGCCCCAGAACAAACAGGACCGGGTATTCACCGGCGGGCACTTTGTCCTGGTGATTGGGTATCAGGACGGCCAGATTGTGTACCATGACCCCAATTTCAAGGGTGACCGGGAACAGGAAGGTGCATACCAGAGAACCACAGAGGGCTTGTTCATGCGGGCCTGGAATACCCCACCAGGGATTGCATCAGGATGTTCCGCCCTGGTCCCCAGGATAGGAAAACAGGAAGCCGCACCAGAGCCGGTGCCAGCAGATGGTTCCAATTTGTTCAACATTATTGCAGAGGTATTGGAAATGGACAAAGCACAGAGCATTGAAACCCTGGCCCTGGGGTACATTTTCGCGGACATGGCAATGCGGGCCGCCAAGGGTGAACGGTACAAGTTTTTCCGGGAAGCGGATGGTGCAATTTTTGTGAATGCCCGCCGGGAAACCCCTGGTGCCATTCCCGTGCCCACCATGGATGTGTTGTACATGATAGGCGGGACAAACGGCGGTTGGACCCAATTTTGATGAAATAAAGGCATCACAGCGTGGCAAATACTTCACAAATCATTGACCTGCAATCAATCATTGCCCAGCTATCCCGGCGCATTCAATCATTGGAAGTGCAGGGAAAACAGGCGTACAACCACATCCTGATTATTCAAAGCGATGCGGAACCAACATTGCTGGATGATGGGGAAGCCGTGTTGTGGCATGATACCAACAGCACCGGCAAGTGGTTCCTGGCCAAAATTGATGGAGTGCAATACAAGGCGGACATGACCGGCGCGGGCGGTTCAGGAAGCGGTGACATGCTGGCATCAATCTATGACCCCACCAGCGTGAATGATGATGCATTTGATGTGGACAATCATGCCAGCGGGACAACCAACAAGGTATTCACCGCAACCGAGCAATCCAAATTGTCCGGGATTGAAACCGCGGCGGATGTTACCGATGCCGGGAATGTTGGTTCCAGCATCCATGGGGCAACGGCCAAAACCACCCCGGTGGATGCAGACACCATGCCCGCCATTGACAGTGAAGCCAGCAA